ATCGCCGTTCCGGATGTGCCGCGATTCCAGTGTTCCCGTTCGACATCGACAGCCTGGAGTTCACTCGCGGTGTCGAGTTCGGCCTGCTGTTCGCCAGTGTCAAGGACTACGGCCGGGCCGAGATGGCCGTGCATGCCGACATGTCCGAGCTGGTCATGCGGCTGGCCGAGGGTCAGGGCCTGCCGTTCACCGGCCAGCCCCACGAGCACTGCCCGGAGTGCATCGGACGGTACGGCTGCAAGGACGGTGCCGACTGGCTAGACGTAACAATCGGGCCGGTCTAGCCGCTGTACTTCGCTGCCGGGGAATCGCTCCCGCCGTACCTGGCCAGGAGCTTCATCGCCGACCCGTACAGCCGGTCCGGCTTATGCGCGGTGTCCTCAGGGTTCAGCTCGGTAATGACCATCCACGCGGCCATCAGCCGGCATGCCCGCACCAGGTCCGCCGGGATCGCGACCGTGTAGCCGCCCGAGTACGTCGTCCGGACCCTGCTGCCGATGGGGATGAGGCTGCCGATCTGGAACCACAGGTGACCCGTGTTGTCGGGCCCGTCGAGGATCTGGCTGGCATGGAAGGTCTCGGTGCCCGCATAAGACCGGATCACCAGCACTGACACGCCCGAGTACTGCCACAGGTCGGGGTACCGGACGGGGAACTGGGTCAGCCAGCAGTGGCGGACAAGATCGTTCCCGCCGCCGAGAGCCAGGGCCTCGGACCAGCCGATGGTGCCCTGGATCGGCATCGGCAGGCTTGCCCCGGCCGGGTACTCATCCGGGTCGACGCCGTCCGCTCTTGTCGTCTCGGTGAGCGTGAACGGCGCGAGCCGCTTATCACCGGCCGCGCCCTCGCACGCCCTGGTCGCCTCGCTCATCAGGTCGGACAGGGCCGCGGTGCTGTAGCCAGCCACCAGGTCGGCGAACGGGGACTCCATGAAGTTCGCGACGGTGCACAGCGGTACCGGGGTGTCAGCGTCGGCCACGGGCACCTCCCGGCAGGCGTGGGATCATGCGGGCATGGAAAGCGGACTGGCAGGGCTTGACGCCGATAACTCCCGGAAGATCCTCAACGCCCCGTGGTACGGCAGGTGCGGTGCCTGCGGCAACGGGACGCTGTGGTTCGGCGACACCGAGGAAGAGGTCACGGCCCTCGTGGAAGAGCACGTGAAGACCGCGCATGTCGTTGTCTGGCGCAACGCCCCGTCTCTCCCGATGCCGTGACGGGTGGCTACTCCGCCGCCGCAGCCTTCGCGGTGACGGCCTGGACGGCCTTCGTCGGGGCCGGGACCTCGGTGTAGTCGGCACCGCGGATGTTCAGCAGGATGTGGCCGAGCTCCGGGGGAACCTCGCACAGCGGACTGTCCGCCGGGAAGGGGTAATGCTCCCCCTCGTGCTCGATCGTGGTGCCGCCAGTTTTCTTCTCGAGCCACATGGGCGGGGGTCCTTTCGTTCGGGATTGGGCGGCGCGGGCCGTCTAGCGGGCCGGTCTGATAATCACGGCCAGCCCGCTAGACGGAATCGGACATCTAGCTCGATACCGCCACACGGTACGCACGTCCGGCAAACTTGGGCGTACGCACCGCAAGGCACATATCTCCCATCACGGCGAACGGCATGCTGTCTGGGGACGCAGTGGTCGGAAACACATCTAGCTGCTGGGCTTCGCGGACGAACGGCCGCACAATGTTCCCCGGGTCGCGGGACATGAGGTACAGGTTCTCCTGACCAGCGCCGGGCGGCTGCATGGCCGAGTTGGTACCGAAATACACGGTCGGCAGGATGCCGGGCACCACAGGCCCGCTGGACTGCTGCGGCACCAGGGCGGTACCGGTGTCCACGATCTGGTTGGCGTAGACGGGGGTCACGCCGTCGCTCTGCAGCCCGACCGTGGAGTCGCAGTAGCCGAGGAGGGTTTCCCCGCCTGCCGCGGTGCCGCGCCACACCTTGTACAGCTGCGTCCCGAGGCCGTCCTGCCCGGTCGGCGCGGTGAAGCTGAGGGTGTTCGCGGACGTGCTGCCGCTGGTGGCCTGCGACACCTCAAGCGAGGGGAGGATCTCGCCCTGCCGGGCGATGACCGCGGACACCTTGTAGTAGTAGGTGGCTGCCGCCAGGGTGCCGCCCGTGGTCGACGTGGCCGCGGTGACGGTACCCACGGAGTAGCCCAGGGTGCTCAGGAACGAGGACGGGACCAGCGGGACCCGCTTGTACGTCGCGACGATCAGGCCCGCCGCGATCTCCACGTTGTCGAAACGCTGCTGGGCCTGGAGGAGCTGCGCGATCCGGGCCTCGGCGGACACGGACATGACGTACATCCAGCTGGCGCCCTGCACCGGCTCGGCTGCGTTGCCGCTGACCATGACCATCAGCTCATCCAGGGTGGACAAGGTGAGGGACTTGCCCGCGTAGTCGATAACGTTCTGGCTGCCGCCCTGGGAGAACTGGCTGATCTGGGTGTCCAGGCCATCGAACTGCGGCTGGGCGCCGTTCGCGGTGGAGAGGGAGTTGCCCCAGCCGCAGAACGTCTCGACATCCCAGTAGTAGCCCTTGATGGCGCCGTTGACTTCAGTGGCCCGCAGGTCCACCAGGTCCTGGGTGACGGCCTGCGCGTAGCCGGTCACCGACCCCACGGCCTGGATGTGGGTCATGTTGAACGAGCCCTGCTGGTAAATGCTGGTGGACACCGGCCGCGCGCCGCCGTCCGGCACCGCGCCACCGCTGACCACCACGGTCCGGGTGTTGAAGAAGTACTGGGTGCTGTTGACCTTTTTGGTCGGAATCGACCTGCACCAGGGCGCGAAACGCCGCTGGTACTCCACCAGGGTCGGGTCGATGAGCTTGGGCACGAACGGGCTGGCACCAGCCGCGGTCAGCGCCTCGCGGATCTCGGACATGAGGTCTCCTCGGAATGCAGAAGGCCCCCGCCGTGACGGGGACCTTCAGGGGGTTGGGGGGAGGCCATTTCTGCCCGTTGAGCACCAGCGAGGCTGGCGGCCAGATGGAATGCAGGTGAGGTAAGGCTGGGGTGCGGGTCAGCGCCCGCGCGGGCCGTACGCGGCGGCGGCCATGTGAGACAGGTCCTCGTTCGTCGCGTTCTCCAGGAGCTTCCCGGCGGTGGGCGAGTCGGCGATCGCCTCAAGGGGGGCGAGTCCCTTGCGCTGGACGCCGCCGCCTTCAGCGCGTTCCTGCCGCAGCGGGACGAGCTTCTCCTCGAGCATCTCGGCGACGAGCTGCTCGTCGGTCTTGACGGCGGCGAGGCCTTCCTTCGAGGCCGCGGCCGCGAACTGCTCGTCAACGATCGCCCTCAGCCGGGCGCGGCGCTGGTCCTCGGTCTCGGTGGCGGTCGCGCCTGCGGTGGCGGGGGTGCCCTGGCCGAGCGCGGCGGACTCGGCGGCGATACGAGCGGCCTCATTCGCGGCCTTCTCCGCCTTCTCGCGCTTCTCGGCCTTGCGGGCCTTCCTGGCGGTCTCCTGCCCGGCGAGGGCGGTCGCAACCGCTTCGGCGAGGACGCTGGGGTCGATTGCCGGCGTGCTTGGTGCCGCCGGGGTGGTGGTCTCCGCGGTCATGGCGGGGTCCTCCGTTTCCGTTGTTGCGGCGGCCGGGGCGGCTGCCGGGTCTTGGTCCGGGGTCTCGTCGCCCTCCGGCGAGGATTCGCCCGGGGCGTCGTTATCGGGGTCTGAGCCGTCGCCGACGCCTGGTACGTCGACGTCGCCGTCCATGTCGGGATCAAGCGCGGCGAGGGCCTTGCAGGCTGCGTCAGCAGCAGCCCGGAGGATCACGTCGAGGTCTTCGGGATCGACCGAGTAGGACGACAGGCAGATGTCCACCGGGCCATTGGATGCGCGGACGCTCCACGACCCGGCGCGGGACGAGTCTCCGTAGTGCTCGGCGAGGGCTTCAGTCACCTGCGCCGGCGCATCGAACGACCAGCCTGCGGACTCGGCCGCCGTGGTGATGCCGAACTTCTTGGCCGCGGCGCGGATGCGCCCCATGACCCGCTTGAGCTGCGCAGGGGTGTACTTCGCCGCGTTGGCCTTCTGCGCCAGGTACGAAAGCGCCGATTTGACGTGAGCTTTCGAATCGACGGGGTAGCGCTTTACTTTGTCAGCTTGATAACCGGGATCGGCATAGCTGACCGTGCCGAACGGCTTAGACCCGTCACCGGGCGCGTCCCCGCCTTCGGTCACCGCGGCGCAGGTGATGCACGTCCCGTTCTCGAAAACGTGCGCCCCGCCGGCGAACGGGAGCATTGCCCGCTCGGCCTCGGTCAGCACCACGGGCGCCACCGTCTCTTCGCTGATGGTCACTCGCGCCTCCGGGACGCTCTCGGTGATCGGGACACGCTCGGTGGTCTCGGTGCGGCCTGAACGGTCAGCCCACGCAAAGGTGTCAACCTGCGCTGCGGCGACACCGGGCGAGCGGGTGAAATCCAATCCGTCCAGCTCGATGCCCCCGCTCGATGTCTCTACGTCCTGGCCGTCTGGCCCCTTGACCTTGTGGACGGTGCCGAGCCAGTAGCCCCGGATCGACACGCCCTTGAGGTGCGGAGGCTGGCCGTCGGAGGTGTCGGTGAGCGCGGCGAGATCCCGGCCGGCCGGGGTATCAGCAATCGCGGCGGTATAGCGGGCATTGCCGTCCTCGTCCAGGCTCATGCCGGTCAGGCGGGCGCTGATTGCCCGGCTGTCATCGTCGGCCGCATGGTGGGTGAGCATCACCATTGGCTCGGCGCCGGCCTTGATGCGCTCCTGCGCCCTGGCTACGGCGTTCCTGACGTGCTCCGGCTTGTACCACCTGCGGTTCTTGCTGACACCAGGTGCGAGGGCTACCCCGCCGATGGTGGCAATCGTCTTGGCCATGGCACGCCTCCAGTCAGGTGCGGCGTGCCGCGGTCAGCAGGTGATCAGGGATGACGGGCGGCCTAGCTGTAGCCGATAGTCACAGCCGGCCCGCCGGAGACGTTCACGACAGTGATGCCGTTCGCGCACGGCAGGTCGATAGGGACCTGCGCGCCGGTCAGCGTGGTGCCGCCGGGAATGACAGCCAGGATGGCGCCGCTGCCAGCCGAGGCGTTGTCATAGATAGTCAAGTTATCTGACGACGTACCGGCCGTGGTGATTACCGCGTTGACGAGCCGCCCGGAACCGCCTTTGACGACGGTGGTCGCGACGCCCGTGGCGATGGCCTTGGTCAGCTCGGCCTTGACCGAGTTCCCCGCGTCGTCGTAGACGGTGTAGGCGCTCACTGGTGACCTCATAGTTCGGCCCCTTTCCGGGCTCGTTCAGGCTTGGGACAGTGGCCTCTAGCGGGGCCGTAAGGGGGTGATGGCAGCAGTCGCCGGCGTCAGGCCACCGACGCGTAGAAGTTCGTCCCGTCCGTGGTAACCCGGGCCGCCTGCCACTGGGCCACCGAGACGGACGATGCCCCGTTGATCGTCCCCGACGGCGCGGCTACCGTCAGCGCGGTGCTGGCCTTGTTGATTACCGTCCAGCCTTTGCCGGCCAGCCCGGCGGCGGGAGCCGGGAGGGTCGCCGTCAGCGACGCACCGTTCATGATCACGATCCCGTCGTCGACGAGAATCGTGTAGCTGATCGTCTGGGTGGTGATGGGGAGCATCGTCCCCGGTATGTACCACTGCGAAGTCCCGGAGCCGGACTTGAGGAAGAACGCCGCCTGCCCTGTAGGCGAATTGGCGCGCTGAATAAAAATGGACCCGGACGTGGCGGAGACCGTACCGAGAGTGTTCGGATTACTGGTGGCCGTCTGCACGGTCGGGATGTTCCCGGATTCCTTGGCGCTGTCCCCGAGCGAGATATGCGGGACGCCGTTGTACTCCCCGTTTGTGGTGAGCCCGAAGTCCCCGATGACGGGGAAGTTGGCGAACAGCGTGCCCTTCCCCGAGGTGGTGTTGGTTGCCTGCCCGGTGATGATGGTGTTGAGGCGGGCGGCCTGGGAGACGAACACGACGGCGGGAGTTGATCCGCCGATCGTGCCGTACCCGACGATGACCGTGTTGGTTTTCGCGTTGTTGCTGTTGAACTTGATGTAGGCGAGGGTGGTGGCCGTGGTCGGGTCGAAGAAGCTGTCACTGTTGAACTGCCATCCGGTCGTCCAGTCAGCCCAGATGGCGTAGGGGTAGTGCCCGGACTCGATCAGGTTGAACGCAGTGGTGCCGCCCACGCTGTAGTTCGGGTTGCCGCCGTTGATGGTGATCGCGCCGATGGAGGAACTGTTCGACCCGCAGGTGATCGACCAGGTGTTGGCCCCAATATGGGGGGCGTTGGCGTAGGTCTGGCAGCTGACGCCGCAGCGGATGCGGTGGAAGAAGTTCCGGGCGATGGAACCCTGGTACCCCTGGTAGGGGGCGGTGTCACCGGCGCCGATCGTGGTTCCGGTGCCGCCGAGGATGATGGCGTCCTGGTAGCAGGTGACACCGGATACCGACGCATTCCCGGCGAACACGTTGTCGTGGATGTTCGGGGTTGCGTTGGTGGTCTGGAGGAACGGCACCGTTGAGGCCACGGTGTCCTCGAACATGATCCCGGTGATCTCGATGGACCCGAGGTGCTGGAAGTCCATGCGGGCCGCGCCGGCCCCGCTGTACTGCATGTCGCAGGTGGTGGCGGCGGACGGATTCCCCCACATGCCGTTGTAGGCGACACCCTGGCCGATGATCCGCATCGCCGAGGTGACCGAACTGGAGACGTACGCGCTGGACCACTGGTTCGCGAACGAGTGGGCGCGGGCTTCCAGCTCGATGGTGCCGGCGGCCGCAGAGACAACCTGAGCGAGCGCGGAAGTCATCTTCTGGTCATCGGTGCCCGCGAAGCTGTCCAGCGACCACCAGTTGAACGCGGTGCGGCTGAACTGCCCGGTAATCGTCCCGCCGACGAGCGGCAGGCTGGCGGGGGGGTTATAGAGGGGCATCGTGTCACCAGCTCGTCAGTCGCGCGCTGCCGTTAGCGGACGCCCAGACGGCGTCCACGTTGCCGAGGTACAGAGGCTGGGGGAACTCGTAGTAGCCGCCCGCGGCGATCTGCACCGTGTGGCTCACCGTCGATGCCGTGAACCCGAACTTCAGGTACAGCACCGCCGTGGAATCGTTGAAGACGACACGGGCGAGACCCCCGCCTGCCGTCGTGAAAAGGTTGACGCTGGTAGCGCTTGACGCCACGCTGGCGAGCGTCGCCGACTGCCCTGTGCTCATCTGCCCGCCTGTCTAGCGCCCGTACAGCGCGATCTGAACCCCGGTGAACGTGCCACCGGACACGGCCGACCAGTTCACGCGCCCCCATGCCGGGAGCACAAGGTACGTACCGGAGCTGTAGCCGTGCAGGCCACCGGACAGGATTGCGGTCCCGGCACCCGTGATGGCCTCGGACTGGAGGACGTTCGCGTAGGCATTTCCGAGATCATCAAATACGTCGAGGCCGACTGTCATCGTCGGCGAGGACGTGACCCCGCCGGCGGAGACCATCAGGGCTACGTCGCAGATGTCCCGCAGGTCGACGGCGGTCTCGAAGTTGGTCTGGGGCAGGATGGCGCCGGGGCCGTTCCCCGCCCAGCTGCCCGAGTTGCCTGCCGCGCTGATCGTGGTGCCAGGCCCGGAAGCGGTCAGCGACCACAGGAGCCTGGCGCGGGGGTAGAGGTTGGACACGCGGTGCCTCCTCGGTCAGGGCAGCTGGCGGCAGCGTGCTTAAGCGACGCGCTGGGCGTAGCAGGTCAGCGCCGAGATGGCATTGCTGGCACTCGACGCCGAGCACGCCACCGTCAGGTTGACCGACTTCGCGGTGCTCGACACGACCGTGATGCCGGTCGTCGCGTTCCCGCCGCCCGCGTTACCCGAGCTGGCCACGTACAGGGAGCCGGCGTCGGTGCTCGTGGACGTGCCAAGCGCGACCTTCAGCACCCCGGCGGCCAGGACCCCGGAGTAGAACTGAAGCGTGAACTCGGCCTCCCATGACTGGAGGGTGACGCCGGAGCCGGTAGTGATCGCGCCGAGTGCCGCGATGGCAGTGGTGCCGTAGTTCGCGCTGAACGTGTACGTCGGCGTGCCTGTGCTGCTGTAGACCCCGGAGCACCTGAGCACGTAGGTCGCGGTGGCCGCGGGGTCGCCCGCGGGGATCGCACCGGACGCGATGGTCGCGGCCGTGGTGAAGGCGGACAGGGTGGCGGCCGTGGTCAGCAGCGAGCCGGGGATGGTGACCGGGACCTTCCCGGACAGTCCGGCTGCGCTGACGAGCGACGCGCCGACCTGCGCGAAAACGCAGCCTGAGCCGACCGTACCCGCCGTCGTGCAGACCCAGAACGCACCAGCCTGGTCGGGTCCCCAGTCACCGAGGGCGAACGTGCCCGAGGTCGGCGGCCCGGAGGCGGTGGCGCCCGCCCAGCGGCTGATCGCCGTGGCCCCGGGTATGCCCGTGACGCCTTCCGTGGTGTGGACGACGCTGATCGGGTTGAACGAGACAGGGATGCCGTCCTCGTTGACGGTGCCGGGAGTGGTCATGGGGGCTCCTTGATGGTGCGGGGCGGGTGCAGGCCGCTCAAGCGGCCCCGGTGATCATGTAGGCGGCGAAGGCGCCGAGCGGGAGGGTGAGGCCGCCACTCGGGCCAGGGCAGCATCGGCAGCCGATATGCGGCGTGTCCGGGTAGTCCTGGGGCGTATACGGACTGTTTTCCTCATATCCGACGCAAACGGCACAGACCCTGCCATCTCCAGCCGAAATCCAGTCCAAGAGCTCGATGCCGCCGAGAGCGGCGTACGCGGCGGCCATCGCTGCGCTGACCGCCGAGTGCATCGCGTGGCCGAGGAACGCCGTAACCGCGCGGCCCTTGGCGAGCACCGCGGACGCCGCGGCCTGCATTGCGTCAGCGGAAGCACCGGCTACCGCACCCGCGGCCAGGGTCCTGGCCAGGTCACCGACCGCACCCGCGATGACCTTCGCCGCCCACCGGGTGACGGTGCCAGGGTCCGGCTCCTGCCGCCCGTCCCGTGCGGCTTTCTGCCACGCAAACCCGGTATACCCGGCTCCTGCGGCGGAGACGGCCAGCGCGGCAGCGGTCCCCTCGCCCGTGCCCGCGGTGAGGGCTGCCGTGACAGCGGCAAGCAGGCCCGCATAGTCCGGCTGGTCATTGACGCCCATGAGGAACCCCGCGGCCATGGACCGGGCCAGGTTGCGGAGCTCGGCCTTGTGATGCTTCGCGGCCTGCGGTGACTCGTGATCGGTTCCGGGTGCGGGGGCACCGTCGATCATCAGGGCCTGACGGCGGAACGCGGCGATGAGCGCGGCGAGATCCAGGCCTGCGGTGGCCTTGCGCCATGCGGTGCGTGCCTTGCGCTGGTGCTTCGCGTACAGGGCGTCCTGGCGGGCGTAGACGTCGGCCCAGATGCCGGTCAAATTGCTCAAATCGAGGGCCAATTCATGCACGGCCGGGGGCGTGACCATCGGCGCTTGCTCGTCCTCGCCGCAGCGATCGCAAGGGGTTCCGTCAGAAGAGCACCAGAGGCATAGCAGGCGCGGGACCGGCATTCCGCGCCTCCCGCTCAGCCCGCCGCCTCGCGCGCTGCCTCTCGTTCTTGCAGGTCCGGCAGTTCCGCTTCCCGGACGGATCCCGGTAGGTGTTGGCCTCGTCGTACAGGTGACGCTTCGGGCAGTACATCCGGGCCGACATGGGAACTGCCCCGCGACGCCGTGCCGCCTCCCGGTGTCCTGTAAGACTGCAAGGCGCTGGTCAGATCGGCGGATAGCTGAGGGGCACGCCCGGCACCTGACGCGGCTCGGCTTCAGCGCCGGGACGCAGAGACAAAGCCGCAGAAGGTCCCCGCTGCGCGCCCCTCAGGTCAGGTGAACGTTTCCCCGCGCCCCATGGCGCCCCTCGGCTTCGCGGCGAACGTCGTTGTAGCTCATGCCGCGCGGGGCTGCCTCGGTAATCTCCGTCCGGGCGCCCGCGCTCTCCGGCGGCTCACAGGTGCACCGTTTGACGCGCGGCCCCCACACGATGCCGCAGCGAGGGCAAACCCAGCCCGAGGCGGCCAGGCCGGAACTTTGCTGTGCCGCCTCCATGGACGGCTCCATCAAGGTGTCCAGAATGGCCGCATCGGATGACATTGCAGACGGAGGCGGCACCTCCACGCGCCGGGATGGCGCGGTCGACCTCGGCACTCTGTACCGCATCAGAGCGTCACCTCGTCATCAAGCCGGGCGCAGGCATTCGCGGGGATCTCCGCGCCCTCCTCGTGCTCAACGACCCATGAGGCGTTCCCGTCGACCTCGACAAGGCGCCCGGTCTCCCACATGCCCGGCGTGGGGTCCTGGCCTGCGAGGACCGCGATCCGGGTCAGGTCGTAGTCGCACAGCACCGCGCCGCACCAGGAACACCGCTGGCGCAGGCGCGAACCCACCTGGACCTGAGCGCCCGCAATGTGGGTGATGGCACCCGTGATGACGTTCACGTCCGCACCCGGCCCCTCTTCGGCCTCGACCGCTTCAGTCGTCATCGTCGCCTTCCGTTGGGGGGCTCATCGCGTGGAGCACCTTCGGCCGCGCCGCCCACCTGGTACCGAGCCGCTCGTCTCCGATGGGCAGCACATCCCCGTGCGAGGTCATCAGGGCGATCTCCGGGTGCTCGATCGTGATCCCTGCCCGCTCGGCGGCGTTCATGGCATCGGCGATCGCAGCGAGGAGACGGGATGCGTCAGGCGGCATTGCGCTCAATCACGGGCCGGGGCGGAGTGAGGCGCAGCAGCAGCGTCCGGGCCACCGTCTGCGCTTCCTCCAGGCTGGTCACGGCACGCACCGGGAAGCCTGGGCATTCGGAACACTCGGCATCCCATGAGTCTGCTACCGGCCGGTAGATCACGGTGACCGGAGGCACTCCCGGCTCGTGGCCGTCGGCGGGCGGTACTGCATGACCCCACACGACGCCGAGTGAGCCGGGCGGTGCCGGGACGGGCGTAAGCGGGGTGCTGCAAGTAGTGCAGGCGGTCACGAGCTAGACCCGCGGCGGCCAGAACGCGCGGAATGGCGGACCGAACGGCTGTGAGCCTGCGGCCTCAAACTCGGCGATGAGCTTTGCGTGCGCCGCCTCGGCGGCCTCGCGGGTGTCGTACAGCGGGATGGAGGTCATCCAGCCCGTGTGGTCCCGGTCGTACAGGACGCGGACGTTGACCGAGGGCGGCTCGTCCTCGTTCCATACGCGGGTGATCATCGCGGGGGCGACGTCGGCGCCGTTGTTGTGCCGCGGATCGGCGAAGACGTGGACGATCCGGCCGACAGAGGGCTTCATTGGTCTCCTAAACTGACGATCTTCGAAACGAACGGTGCCGCCCCCACCGCTGTCAGCGGCCGGTCCGGCAGTGTCGACGGCTCCCATGCCGGCTCTGTGTCCGGCAATTCATAGGGCTGCTCCGGCGGTGGCTCGCTCATGCTGCCTTCTTCGTGCGGATCTCTCTCGAAGCGGTGGACAACCACGGACCCTTCTCGCTGTCAACATGGCCGACGTACGCCCAGATGAAATGCTGGCCGGCCTGCTCAGCGGCGAGGATGTGATGGTGGCCGTCGACCGCCACGTCCTTCTGGGATCCGGGCCAGCGGATCAGGACCGCAGGCCTTGGCTGCTGCCCCTTCTTGACCGCCCGGCGCACTTTCGCGGCGATCCGCTTCACCTTGCCTGCGTCCTGCGGCCGACTGGCGTCCCACTGGTCCTTGTCGGACATGTCGACCTGATCAAGCGGCACCATCTGCGGGCCCTGCCACGTCGTGTCCTTCACCCAGGCGATCGCGGTGGCGGGGAACGCCCTGGCCATTTGCGCGTAGACGGCACCCTGGACGTCCTCGAACAGTGCCCGCCCAGCGGCGTGGTAGGCGCGCAGGGCCTCGCGGACCGCGGACCGCTGCCGGGCCATCTCGGCGGGCGCGGGAGGTGCCACGCTTGGCGATGGCGTCGAGCCCGGCGTGGCAGGAGTACCGCCCTTGCCTGCCACCGTCGCCTTCGACAGGGCATTCACGTCCGCCCAGACGACCATGTTCTGCCTGTCCACCAGGATCGGGTCGTCGCCGCCCGCGACCGGGGGCTCGCCGATCTCCGCGCGGAGCCGGTTCAGCGTCCACGAGCCGTTCCGCAGGCGGGTGTCCCGGATCTGCTCCACGACCGTGCTGTCCCGGTAGTCGACCTCGCGGAACTTGGTCCGCCAGCCATGCACACCGAAGCCCTGGACCGCGATGTGGAAGTTGAGCTTTTCGAGCAGCAGCGCGCCAATGGGGTCACACGTGTTGAGCTGGAACGACCGGTGTTGCGCATCCCCCGTACCCCCGCCCAGGTTCCCGGACTCGATGACGCCACCCTCGGCCGGGGGTACCCCGCACCCGGCGAGGATCGTGTCGCGGGCCGCGGACTTCGCCGCCAGCACGTCGGCGAGCTTGCCCGCCTGAAGCTCGGTGACTTTCCCGCCGCCCGTGGAGATCAGCGGGGCGCCGATGTTCTTGGTGCCGATGTTCCGGGCCCGGTACCGGTTGTCCCAGCGGGTCACCTCATCGGCGCTCGTCCCGGCCGTGAGGTCGACATGCACCAGCGGGGGCAGCCCCTTGCGGAGCATCTCCTTCTCCGTCGCCGACGCGTACAGCCATTCGGCCATCGGCCCGAGCATCGCCTGTACCGGGCCTACCCCGCTGATCCCGGGCCGGGCCGAGTCCATCGAGATGTGGATGACCTCGCGGGGCTCGAAGTCCGCGGTCTGCCCGAGGTCGGTCTGCTGCACCCAGCCCGTGATCTGCCCGTGCTGATCGGCGCGCGGGTAGGTCGTGGGAACGTCCAGATTCCACAGGCCGACCGGGGTCGGGCCATCCCAGCCCACCTCGAGCAGGGCATCACCGAACACGATCAGCGCGGCGATCGCGTTCCGGAGGATCTGCCGGATGTCCTGCGTGTCGTTGCAGAACGCGTAGAACCGGTCCAGCGCAACGACCTGAGGCGGCTTATCCGGGGCCTCGTCGCCCTCGCCGGTGTCAGCGTCCCAGTCCGAATACAGGCCCCCGGCGGTGATGGTCCGGGCGATGACCTGCACAGCTACCCACGCGGCGGGGACCGCGATGTAGCAGTCGTACAGCTCC